ATGAAGGCCAGTGAGCGTCTGCAGTTCTACCGCGACGAGGTGGAGCGCTCGAAGAAGTGGCGCAGCAACAACTACGACGGCACCTGGCATCGACTCATCGACCTGTACCGCGGCAAGCAGTACCAGCAGGCGACGCCCAACGATCAGCTGATCGTCAACTTGGCCTTCGCCACCAAGAACGTGATCGCCCCCTCGGTGGCGATCAACAACCCGCGCTTCGTGGTCAACGCCCGCAAGCCTGACAACGCTCCCAACGCCGTCATCGTCGAAGAGGTGCTCAACTACCTCTGGCGGTGCTACCGCTACCAGGACGAGATCCGCCTCACCGTCGACGACTGGCTGGTCTGCGGCCACGGCTGGATCAAGGCGGGCTACAAGTTCGTCAAGGAACCGGTGACCCGCACCAGCGACACGGCCGGTGACTCCAACGTCGTCGACACCGGAGCCGACGAAGGCATCGACGATCGCATGCCCACCGAAGGCAACGTCGAGACCGAGATGGAGGTGCGCGCCGATCGGCCGTTCCTCGAGCGGGTCTCGGCCTTCGACATGTTCGTCGACCCCGACAGCCGCCGTCCCAACCTGATGCGCTGGATCGCGCAACGCACCTGGCGTCCGATCCAGGACGTGCGCGTCGACGAGCGCTACGACACCCGAGCACGCAAGCAGGCCAGCTCCACGACGAGTCACCTGACCACGTCGGGCTCCGGCGACGATGACGGTCGCGGCGGACAGGACATGCCCGACCAGGGGGCGATCGGCTACTGCGAGGTCATCGAGTTCTACGACTTGAAGCGCCGCGAGGTGTGCACGTTCATCCTCGACGGCGGCGAAGAAGGTACCGACAAGTCCACCGCCCGCGACCTGTTCCTCATCAAGCCGGCACCGATCCCCTACGGGTTCGGGCATCCGTTCATGATGCTGCGCAACTACGAGGTGCCCGACACCTTCTACCCGATCGGTGAGCTCGAGCAGATCGAGAGCCTGCAGCTCGAACTGAACGAGACCCGCAACCAGATGCTGAACCACCGCAAGCGGTTCGCACGCAAATGGATCTACGCCCGCGACGCCTTCGACGAAGACGGCGTGCGCGCCCTCGAGTCCGACATCGACAACACGATGATCCCGACGATCGGTCAGGACAACCCGGCGAACTTCATCGCCCCGCTGCCCTCGATCGGCACACCGCCGGACATGTACAACCAGTCCCAGCTGATCGAAGAGGACATCAACACCGTCAGCGGCGTCAGCGACTACGCCCGCGGTCAGCCCGACACCAACATCCGGCGCACCGCCACCGAGGCGTCGATGATCCAGGACGCCGCCAACGCCAGGGCGCGCGACAAGCTGGCCAAGGTCGAGTCGTTCCTCTCCGAAGTCGGCGAGGCGATCGTCATGCTGATGCAGCAGTTCATGACCGGCGAGTACATCGCCCGGATCACGACGGTGGCTGGGCGTGCCTGGGTCAACTACGACGCCGACTACCTGCAGGGTGAGTTCGACTTCGAGGTCGAGGGTGGTTCCACCGAGCCGCGCAACGAGTCCTACCGCCGGCAGTCGGCGCTGCAGCTCGTCGACGCCATGGCCCCCTTCGTCGAGATCGGGGTGATCAACCCGCAGGGCCTGGCGCGCTACGTGTTGCAGTACGGCTTCGGCATCAAGGACGTCTCGATGCTGCTCAACGACCCGCAGACCGCGGCGGCGCAGCAGGCCCAGATGTCCGGCCAGGTGCCCCCCGGACAGGACCCCAACGCGATGCCGCCGGGCGCGCCGCAGGGCGATCCGATGGCCCAGCAGATGCCCGCCGAAGGCATGGGCCCACCCATCGAACAGATGCCCCAGGGTGGTCCGCAGATCCCGCCGGAGTTGATGGCGCAGCTGGGTGCTGGTCCCGCCGGCGCGTAACTGCTACTAATGGTGTCGACCCGAGCAACCAGGAAGGACTCGAGTGTCAGACGAATACGTCGAAGGCGACCCATCTGGGGCACCCGCCGGGGACGGATACACCGAACAATCTGAATCGCAGGAACCTCCCCGGAGTTACCTCGATCTCGACGACGACCTGGCCAACCGCTACGTCCGAGTCAAGGTTGATGGAGTCGACGAGGAAGTCCCGCTCCGTGAAGCCCTCAGCGGGTACAGCCGGACGGCCGACTACACCCGCAAGACACAGGAACTGGCGCAACAGCGCCAGGAGGCCGACTACGCACTCGCTGTCCAGCGAGCACTGCAAGCCGAGCCCGCCGAAACACTCCGGCTCCTGAGTCGACAGTACGGGATCAACTTCGATCAGCCGCCGCCACCGGCAGCCACCGAAGCACGATCGCCCTACGAGGACGACGACGTCTACATCTCGCCGGTCGAGAAGCGGTTGGCTCAGATCGAGCTGCAGAACCGCCAGATCAACGAGCAGTGGGAACGTGAGCGGGCCGACCAGCACCTGCAGCAGGCTGTCGGTGACCTCAAGCAGAGGTACCAAGCAGACGATGCGATCATCCGTGAGGTGGTCGGGGTAGCCCTCCAAAACGGGCAGGGTCCCGAGAGCTTCGACATGATCTACAAGTCCGTCGCCTTCGATCGAGCGGTCGCCGCTCGCCAACAGGCGCTGGCTACCCAGCAGGCCAATGACCGGCAACGGCAGGCCGCAGGGGCGAATGCATCGCAGCTGATCGGCAACGGAGCATCGGCCACTCGTGCCGCCGCACCCCCGCCGGATACCTCTGGGAGGAACCTATCCCTCTCGGAGGCCTTCGACCTGGCGATGAAAGAGAACCAGGGGTAAGGCCGAGCCTCTTAAGGAGCTCGCGTGGCCGTAGCCAACCCACAGCATCTTCCCGTCGACTGGAACGCCGCGTTGACGACGACGATGCACAACTACCACAAGACGCTGACCGACAACATCTTCAACGGTCGGCCTCTTCTCAACTACTTCATGTCGAAGGGCCGCGTCCGCAAGGTGGACGGCGGCATCTCGATCATCGAGCCGCTGATCTACGCCGAGGGCGAGGCGGGCTCGTACTCGGAGTGGCAGCAGCTGACGATCACCCCGCAGGAGGGGATCTCGGCGGCGCAGTACCCGTGGCGGCAGGTGTACGCCACGATCGCCATCTCGGGTCTCGAAGAGGCGACGAACAACGGCAAGAGCCAGGTGCTGTCGCTGCTCGAAGCGAAGGTTATGCAGGCCGAAGAGACGCTCAAGAACCGGATGAGCCGCCAGCTCTACGGGACCCTCGGAGCTGCCGCCGACCCGACCAAGGACTTCCTCAGCCTCGATGCCGTCATCGACTCGACCGGTGCCGTCGGCGGCATCGACCCGGCCGTGGCCGGCAACGAGTGGTGGGCAGCGATCGAGTCCAACGTCGGCGCGGTCGACGCCACCGGCTTGGAGCGCGCCATGTCGGCGGCGTACCACTCGAGCTCGGACTCGGGTTCGGATCGCGTCGATGCGATCTTCACCGGGCAGGGCACCTACGAGTTCTACGAGTCCACGCTCACCCCGCAGATGCGCTACACCGACACCAAGTCGGCGAACCTCGGGTTCATGAACCTGCTGTTCAAGCAGACGCCCATCTACTGGGACTTCGACTGCCCGCCGGGCGTGATGTACGGGATCAACTCCAAGTACGTCGGGCTCGTCTTCCACAGCTCGAGGTTCTTCGCCCAGACCCCCTTCTCGAAGGGGCTGTCGGAGAACATGGCGTCGGCCCACGCGACGAGCGGCCTGGCATCGAGCGTCGACGCGCGGTACTCGTTCATCACCGCGTACGGCAACCTGACCACGCGTCAGCGCCGTCGGCACTTCAAGCTGACCGGCATCGCAGCCGCGCCGTGACATCGTGGGGGTGGGTGGCCCTCCTTCGTCGGACGAACACCCACCCCCACACAGCTCGAAGGAGAACCGATGAGTGACATCTCGCCGTACGGAGTGACCCAACACGCCACCCAGGAACGGGTCACCGCCACCGCCCTCGCCGGCGAACACACCGACATCGTCACCGCCAACGCTCTCGTCGGGGGGCCGGCGATGTTC